ACAAACGGCCCTTCACATAAAGGCCGTAACTGTCCTCTTTCATCTCATCCCACTTGCCAATCGGCTCTCGCGTGTCATGCTGCCAGAGCATTTTCGGCGTGCGGCCCTTGGCCTTCCATGCCTGCAAAGATTCTTTGAACGCGCCGCGCTTGACGATATCGTTCCCGTGGTCCAGGACGCCGAAGACAGAGCCGTAGCCCTCGATTTGGCCACGTTCCGTCAGTTCCTTGACCTCAAAAGCGCAATTCAGATATTGCCGCATGATTCCTTGCTCCCGGCCGGCACCGACCAAGTATAAGGCTTATTTTGCCTCATTTTGTATCAATAATTAAACAAAAACACGTAAGTGCACCGGCAGTTAATGATCTGCTCGGCCGGTCCAGAGGGGTCACCGGGGAAGTCTAAGGAAACACCGCCGACATTGAAAGGCTCATCCCGCAGCCTGATTTGCCCGTCTGCGGCCACGTGATCTTCTCGAGTTCGTTCGTCTTGCGCGGCCACCCATTGTTTTGAAAGCTCAGCCCTCGAAATCCCCAAAGACTCGACCGCCGCATCATTAGCCGCGTTGGCCGCCGAATGCGTTTCCGTTCGTGCGATCACATGCGCGCGCAGCTTTGACATTGAGCCGCCCAGATCTTTCCTGAGCTGGCGCGCGATTTCATCGGTTCCGAGACCGTTTGCATTCCATTTTGCGATGCTGCGGCGAATTTGTTCTTTGGTCGTTTCTGTCACTTGCTGCACTTTGCGCGCTGCAATCGTGCGGATGTAATCCATCATCAAGCGCTCAAAAATCCCTTGCGCGTCTTTTGTCTCGAGCACCCGCAACCCGGACTTCTGGGCCGCGTTGATGATGCGATTGCCGAACACGCGAAAAGTAGCCGTGTATTGAGCTTGAAACAACAAGCGCGTGCGCGCTGTGTGAGCGTCCAAAGCTGCTGCGCCCTGGCCGCCCTTTGCAATATCAGCGGCGACATCGCGCACCGTGCGGCGCAATTCTCCCGACATTTGCGCAGCGAATGCGCGCTCGCGCACGTCAAGCAGCCTCCGCTGCTCGGCGTGATCTTGCTTTGGCGGTGCCGTGAGATACCTAACTGCCATAGCCTAGCCTGGCCAAGCGCGCCCGTTTGCTGGCTTCCTGGTCCTGCGCCGAGTCATTTTCCTCCTCGCCGGGCAAGGCCTCTTCCATATTCTGCGGAGGATCGACCGCCATTTCCAAGGGGATCATGCCGGCAGAAACCAAAATCGTCCCTTGCTCAGGCACGGGAGAATATCCAAGCGCCTCGCGCTTTTCCTCGATTGTCAGGAAATCAGCCTTGGAGACACGTTCCCAGACGGCCTCGCGGCGAGGGGCCAGCGCGGGGATTTTGTCCTCGTCGTACCCGATGCGGATGCTATCTCCAAAGATGGGCTGGAACCAGTTTGTAAGCGCTTGCGCATACTGATCGAGAAGCGGCAACACGGCGTCCTCATAGAGGGCCAACCGCGCTTCGCGGAAATTGTTGTACGTCTGCTGGCCTGGCACCCCGACAAGCTGCTCAGGCACATTAAACGCCATCGCGATTTCGCGCGCAGAGATTTCTTTTCCATGGGCCCAGTCTAAATCCATCGCGGACAGCATCATCTGCACCCACTCCATTTTGCCCTCGAGGAGCATCGGGCGGCCCGCGCGCATAGCGCCTTGGTACTGCTCGCTAAGCTCTGCTTTAAGGCGCTCAAAGCGATCGTCGCTTAGAAGTTCTTCAGTTTTGAGAGCTCCAGACGGCCGCGCGCCGTTTTGCAGCAAAGACATATTCCAGCGCGTGGCCTCATTGTGACTGTCAACGGCCATCCCACACGCTTCCAGCGGGCTCATGCCGTACCAATCATCCAAAGGGTTAAAGGCTTTGACGTGCAGCATGTCAGATTGCCCGGTGATCGGGTCTACGTCAAAGCGAACAGGAGGCCGCCCGCTGACCTGATAAAGATAAGCCATTGGCCACCCGCCATCGCCGGGCACGATTTTCATGCGGTCTGAGCGATGCGCGTACAACTCAACCGGCTGTCCGCGAGAATCAGTCACACGCTCAAGCCATCCATTGCCGGAAATCAAATGAAAGCTATAAAGCGCGGTGAATTCTTCAACGCCGGATCTGTGCGGATTGGGCCGCCGCAGCACTTTCAAAAGAGGATGGTCTGTCAGTTCCTTGTCGTTTTTATAAACAACCCACGGCACCGAGGCTGCGGCTTCAGCAATCAACGAAATGCAGCGATAAGCGATGATGTTTCGTTGGTATGCTTCTTTGGCGAAATTGGCGTAATCTCGCGGGCTCCAAATAGGCTGACCGATGCCGAGAAACTGGACGACTCGCCCGATCTTGGACTGCTTACTCAGCAACCTATCTAGCCATTTCATGCGATGCTCCGCACCCTCAGCACACGCTCTGCTGTGAGTTTGTTAAAAGCGCCCGACGCGGCGTCCCACTGGTCTTTATACTGCCCGACTGGGAAACTCCGGCCTTCATCAATAAAAGCAGAATTCCAAGGCCCGCGCTTCAATTTTACATTCCCGGCCTCGACCTGAGCCGCAAGCGGCTCGGCCCTGGCTTCTTTTGATCCTGTCACTGCCTCAGCGCGGCAGTTAAACCCGGCCAAATTTCGGATCGTATTATGCGCGGATTCTTTGCCGCCAGAGCCAGGCTCTTGCTCAATCCAGACAGGAACGTCTGTGCCATCAAGCTGCGCGGTCTGCTGGATCACGCGCTCACGCTCCATCGCGGACCATTGCCCGCGCACGACATCAAGCACCCAGTAAACCCCTTCCTTGTCCCGGCCCATCAGCACGCCGGCGGTATACGCCCCGCCGCCGTGCGTGCCCGCTTTGTCCCAATACCGCACGCGGCTGGTGATCAGCCCAGGCTCGCCGATCTCTAGGCGCTCGGCCTTAATCATGCCCCCGCCTCGAGGGGTGGGCCGCTGCTGAAACTGCCCTGCCACGGCCATTGAGCCCATGACCCGCTTGTCGCGCTCGACGACTTCACGCGGGAACCGATCCGGGAAAAGCAATTCTCCCGGCTCGGTACGCTGATCTGCCCGCCCTAGACACGTCACGCAAGCACGATCGGGCTCGAATTCCATCGGCAGCATGAGGTGGGTATAGCCTAGGTTTTCCGAAAGAATCAACCCGGAAACATCACGCTCATGCAAACGCTGCATCACCACCACAATCGCGGACTTGTCCGGGTTATTCACCCGGGTGGGAATGGTCTCCTTGAAAATCCGAATCGTGGTTTCGCGGTCTTTGTCTGAAATCGCGCCCTCGACGGAATGCGGGTCGTCAATAATGACGCGATCCCCGCGCGAGCCTGTCATCGATGACATGGCCGCTGCGTGTCGAAAACCCGTGGCGGTGTTTTCGAACTTCTTTTTCTCGTTTTGGTCGCCAGTGAGTTTTACGTTTGGCCAAAGCTTTTGATACCACTCAGACTCAACCAGCCGCCGCATTTTGAGCGCGTCGCGCGTGGCGAAATTCTCAGAATGCGACCCGGTGACGTATCGCATGGCTGGCATGCCCATCGGCCCCCATTCCCAAGCGGGCCAGAACACCCCGATGAGCATGGATTTCATCGTGCCCGGTGGGATGTTGACGAGTAAGCGATTGATTTGCCCCCGCGTGACGGCTTCGAGGTGTTCGCACACCACGTCGATGTGCCAGCCGTGGATATATTTTTGAAACGGCTCAAGGACCGGCCAGGCGCGCCTGACGAACCAAGATAATTTCCGCTTGCACAACTCTCGTTCTATTGCAAGCAAATCAGCCTGCGTCACTAGCATCTTTTGCCGCCATGATTTTAGCGAGAACTTCTGTGTCCAATTTTGAAACGTCAATAGCCGCAGAAGTAATAGGCGCGCCGTTTCTGCCAGTGATTTCGTGCGTTTGCACTTCGCGCCATTTCATTTGCGTTTTTGTCCACCAAATTGCGGCCGTAGTATCTCCAGAAATAGCCTTCTGGAATAAAGTTTTACCGACCTGTGCGTTTGCTTTTGCTTTTCCTCTTTTTAATTCTTCATTGAAATGTTTGCACAACGTCTCATGATCAATACCATCGCGAATAAGCATTGCGATTTGATCAATCGGCACGCCATAGCCGCTAAGCGCTTCAACTTGCTTGCGCTCAGCATCAGTCGGGACTAGCGGCTTGCGCCCTGCACCTGGACGAGCGCCGCCGTTGTTCCTTCTGCCGTCTTGCTTTTTTGGCATCGGGTTTTCAATTTCACTTTGCTTCTTCATTTTCAACACCATCAAACGTCAACCCAGTTTCCGCGTGCTTTGCTTTTTTCCCGGTGAAGTTCTGCCATCGGCGGACGGCAACATCGACGTACTGCGGCGAAAGTTACATCGCATAGCATCGGCGGCCTGTTTGCTCGGCAGCGATGATCGTGGTGCCGGAGCCGCTGAACGGCTCAGCGCACAAACCGCCAGGAGGGAGGCTGGACTTCATACAACGCGCAATCATTTCCACCGGCTTTGGCGTGGCATGTCCGTGGCGCTCTTCGCCAGTAACGCGCTTAAAGCTCCATACATCTGTCATGTTGTCGTGAGTGTTGTCGAAGTAGGCGCGCGTTGCATAGAAATCGCGCTTAAGCGAGTCGTAGTCGCGCTTAAGCGAGTCGTAGTCGCGCTTGAACGCATCGTAGTCGC